AGGAGTCACTTCGGGTCCTTGATTGCTCTCGGAGCAACCTGTAATCAATGCTATGCCAGCCACCGTTGCAGCACCAAATGCGATTAGCGATAGTATATTTCTTGGTGTGTATTCTTTCTTACTCATTCAAACAATTCCTTAATTTCTTTTTCATCTAATCCCATATCCCTAGCAAGATTCTTTAGATCGTCTTCGCTATTGATTTCGACGAACAATTCTAATTCCTCTTTGCTCAATGTTGGGTGTCTTTTTAACAAAAATGTGTTCAGTTTACTTTTCTTCTGTTTCTTAACAGGAGCAACCCAAGGATGATATGTGCTTGAGCCTTGTCCACATGCTGCAAGTAGTTTCCACTGTAGTTCAGGGTGTTTCTTTATCGTATTAAACTCAATGTTAACATTGTGATTAACCATTATTAAATAATGGAACGCAGCAAACTTTCCCTGCGCCGAACTTGCACACCGCATTGTTATCCACGGTGAAAATGCTTTCTTGTGTTCATCATCCAGCCGAGCATAAAAATCGAAGTCGTTTCGATCAATTGCAGTCATCTGATCCTTAATCGGAACACTAACCTTTTTCTTTTTCTCTGCCATATTCTGCTAGTATCTCTTCTGCTGTCAATAGTACTTGTACTGGCGGATGATCTTCTGGAATACCGAAGAAACTATTATACGTAACATCGTAATATTCACTCATCTTATCCAGTTCAGCCTGCCACTCATCGTTCCATTCGATCATTAGTTTCTTTTTAGTCAACGTCCCATATTTACCAACAGAATGTGGTGGCCTCTTGCCTTCATATAGGGCCATCAGTGTTTGCTGCATAAACAGACGTCCCATGGCCTTCAAATCTTTTCGAACATTAGGGTGATCTAGAAAATCTTTCAACGAGCCTGTTCTCTCTAAGCCGTGTCGCTCATTAATTATCCAATTGTCCCCTTTTCTATTTGTATAGCGTGTGCCTGGAACACGCTTCTTAGTTGTTTTAGATTCACGAAACAACAGAAGGCCCAGGGAGGCCAGTAGCAACAGTAAGAATGCAAATATTATGGTTGTCATCTTAGTATTATACGTTTATTTGCGGCTAAAGTCAAGAACCATAGATGTATACTTCTTCGCTAGTTTCTGTGTCAGTTCGTGGCCTTGCAGGGCATACATGAACTCATCCTCTCCCTTTATAGGTTTTAGCGCGGGGACAAATAGTATCTTCTTGTCTTCTCCACCAGTTCCGTCAGGTCGCGCCGTGGTTACTTGCGTTGCCATAAGTTCAAATTTCTTACCGTACTCCGTTCCATTCAGCCATGCCTGTACTAACCCATGCTGCGGGAAGCGAAGTTCAGTCAAATAAATTATGCCATCATTTTCCATCACAGCCGACACTTACTCCGAGTAACTTACCACCAAGTGGAAGTTTAACGGGAGTTTCATAATTATAGTTGAAATAATGATCTTCGCCTAATTGAAGTTCTAGTTCTTTTAGTTTTGTTTCTGCTTCTTGAAAACAGATTGTCCTGTTTTCCATAGGCATTTCTAGTATCCGCGTATCTACTTCGCCGTCATATGTTTGCACGGTTAGCATCCAAACAAGGTACCATTTAACCATCAAATAATATTGCCATATCCAAAGGATCAGGCACCTTATTTCCTTCCTTAACAAACAACGAACACGCTGGACTTATGCCACTTGTAAGAGGCATGGTCAGTACACTACCATTCTTTAGCTTAGGAAAATACCACTTAACATCCGCGTATACATTTGTGATATTAACCTCATATGAAAGTGGCACCATATGTTCAAGTGGATTAAATGTAATAGCATGGAAGCCTCGGTCATTTAATTGCGTAAGGGGCATAACTTCCATATCCGAGTAATTCTCGTCACACACCAATATCGACCAATCCAAAGGCATTTGAAATTCATACGGCCCGATATTTAACACTACTGCTGGCGCATTAAAGGACTCTAGGAAAATTAGAGGTAACCAGTAAAAGTCGATGTTTTTTGGGTCTGCGCAATCTAGCACACAGTAACGTACTTTGACATCTTCCTCTGGTATACGATCTAAATTAAATGATTTATTTTCTTCTGTTAAAATTAAAATGACGACCTCCTAGTATTTTAGTTTTCTTATTGTGAAGGGATACTGGGCCTCTTTATAAAATTTCTTTCGCGCTGTCAAGTGGCGCTTTGAGAATTTACACGTAGACGTAAAGTCAAATACGTTAACGTAGTCCTTATCCTTTGCTTTGCGTATGCCTCTACCAATACTTTGGATGACACGAACAAAGCTCTTTCCTGGCTCAAACAAATAGAGATTGAAAATACGAGGAACGTCGATACCAACTGCGGCTACGCCTGCTGTAGCAATGATGATCTTCCCTGAGGAAGTTCGCACTTCATCGTATTCGTCTTGTCTATCTGTAACTTTTACATTGCCGTGAATAAACACGGAATCGGGTATCATTTTCTCTAAAATTTCGCCCGTCTTTTTGCGTTGCACCAACACCAAAGTGTTGCCTGTTTTAGCTTGTTCAATAATATGGTCTGCCATAAATCTCAGACGAACCTTATCACCACTCAACCAAGCTAATTCTTGTTGGTAGTTGGTAAATGCGCGAATAGGATCATCCAACTGACAAACTTCTACGTGCAAATTTGAAAGTATGCCCTTGTCCTGTAATTCCTTTGCTGTTACTGTATGCAGTAGTGGCCCGATCACAGCGAACAATGCAATTGCCTCATATTCGGCTTCGGGAATTGTTCCTGTCATGCCCCAGCGCAACGGTACATTTGAAAATGTTGTTGTCATGAGGCGCTTTAGTGCATCTGCTTTTGCGCCGTGTGCCTCATCAATAATAATACAATTAACACCCTCGACAAAATCATCAAGTGAGATGTCGGGGTCAAAATCTTTTGACTTCTTATTTAGTGCTTCTAGGCTTTGCCAGGTGCAAATTGTGTGTGTTTTATTGTATTCTTTTCGATCACCAAAAAACACACCAACGTCAAGGCCAAGATTGATGTAATCTTTTTCTGTTTGTTTTACGAGCTGCTTACTTGGGACTACAACGATTGTGCGTCCGTATGCTTCTGCTTTGTGTGATAATACTGCTGTCGCTAGTGTCTTGCCAGCACCTGTACTGATACATTGTACTCCTTGAGCATTCTCTAAGAACACGTTAATCAGTTCAACCTGATAATCACGCAATACAATAGGTTGGCCTGCGCATTCGTGACCCTCAGGCCAAGTCAAATGAGAGTAACTTTCCGCGGTGACCTTCTCAAACGTGAATTGAGCGTGGGCTCGCTTATCATCTAATTCGATTTCGTAACCAGCGTCAGTTACAATAGGTAATAGGCGATCAAGTAGATTTATGTAGCTGCGCCCACCAACATCACAATAGCGGATTTTGCCGTCCCACCTACCAAGCTTAAAGGCTGGGGTGTGTCGAGCATATGGTAGGAAAAAGCTTAATTCTTCCACTAGCTTGCGCCTAGTGAGAATGTCTAGCCCGTTAAACCTGCAATTTACTTCATCGACTACTTCTAAGATAGTCTTTTTCATAACGGTCATTATAACATAACTTGTTGATAAATACAAGTATTACATTATTCTAGGGAATATACTATGAACGAAATGCGCAAGCTAATGGAGTCTGTCGAAAATCTCTTAAACGAGAATTTTGCTAAAGGCGACAGGGTATTTTATCAACCTACCTCAGGTGAGGCGATGGGTGAGCGTGGCAAGGGCTACGGCACGGTCGTCGATACAACAACAAACGAATACGGTGAGCCTAACGTAGTTGTTGAGTGGGATAATGAGGAATATGCAGCGATGGGTCGCTTGATTCATCCAGCGCATTTGATTAAAGCACCTGAGGGCGAGGACGAAGATTTCTGGAATCATATGGAAGTCGATAATCCATTTGAGGCCCTAGAGGAAGAAGAGGAAGATGATGACGTCTCAGGAATGTTTGTCGGTGATAAGCTACATAGCGTTATTGTTGACGAGCTAGCAAAGATTAAGCCAGGATTCCAACCTGCGGCATATGGCCCAGGCGATTCCCCTAACACGTATCGCGTACTAGCATGGAACCGTGAACGAAATTTTGAAGAGGAAATGCTGTTCAACACGGACACAATGTCCTTTGAAGGTTCAGAAGACCATTTTACCTTTAGCAATCCATTTGAGGGACTAGAAGAATCAGAGGAAGGCGGAGAACTAAATCTATACGCAGTTCCGTTCTATGGAAACTTTTACGGTGGCAAATATTACGAAACAGGTGTAGATAGTATGTTTGTTTTGGCTAGTAGCCCCGAAGAAGCTAAAGAAATCGGTGCAGAAAATATAGACCTTGTTATGGATCATTTTAAGAACAAACGTTATCGTGTCGGTTCACGCAGTATTCGTGCAATGCAGCTTAATAACAAAGTATTGCGTTTAGGTGGCGGACCACTACCAAAACCATCAAAGACTCGCAAGCACAGCAAGGTGCTAACAAGAGAAGGTATACGCGCTGTTGATCTAGATGAAGGGAGTCCTGATAGAGACTCATTCCGTAACGACGG